GTAACTGAAGTGCCAAAGTCCCTATCATCGTGAGCCACTGACTCTGATCAGCGTCTATAAACTCGATCTTAAAGTCCTTATTGAGGGGTTGGAGGGCAATTCCCTTATGAGCCTCATCGAAGTGTATTCTTTTCAAGGTGATACCAGTTTCATAACGCACTGCACAGATCTTCCCATTTGTGCCATCCCAGGTGACTTGCTTCTTGATTAAGACTATGTCATCGTGCAAGATCTGAGGTTCCATACTGGCACCATTGATTCTGAAGGCAACATAGCTGTCAGTACCGAAGGGAATATAGCGAGTGGGAACTTCGACTGATTCCGCTGGCTCAAGACCCTCTGGAACTTCAATGGGTGATCCAGCGGCTATTTCCGCTACGATCGGGAAGATCGATGTCCGTACGTAAGTGGTATCAAAATCATTCACTAAGACTGGCTTACCATCCACGATCTGCACTTTCTTGGTAGTGCGGATATCATCTACCAGCTCCCAGGGAGCCAGGATGAACATCGAGCCTTCTCCTCTTAACAGCCAGTTCACATTCACTCCGGCATCGATCAATCTGGCCATGAACTGAGGGTCAGGAAACCTCTCATTATTCTTGTAGCGGTCCAAAGAATTGGCAGAAATGCCAAACTTTTCTGTGAACTGGTACTGCTTCATTTTCATAGCCTTTATCAACATTCCCAGTCTGCTGCCGACGTCATTTGGGTCCATATTTCCTCCTATAAGGTCATTTTTCTCTTGACCTTTTGCCGTATGGGTAAGATTATGCATCCGTAGACAAGATAAATTGTCTATCTTTTTTGTCAAGACCTAATTATATAGTGTGATCCGGCAGCGGATTCTTCCATTGGGATCAGCAGGTTTGCAAATGTTCTCGGAATGAGCAGAAAGGACTTCCCAAGTTATTGCGATGCAGTATTGTAGCACCCAACAACAACATTAGGGAGGCGCTTATGAAAGCGACCAGTTACGAACCTGAGAAGATAGTGGTCGAGGACGACCACTGTGACAACCCGACCACTGTGACAGGTGTCACAGTGGTCTCCAATCGGAGAAAAAACCTGCCGATGCTGATCAGTAGATACTTTGAGCACTGTGACAGCAAAAATGGCCTGAAAGCTGTCACAGTGGTGCCGAATTTCCCGACCACTGTGACAGATGACCAGACCACTGTGACAGGTAAACCGACCACTGTGACACATCATCATGGTGGGTCTGTCACAGTGCTTTTACCGGTAACTGAGTTTTATTGGAGAAGGCTTAGGATGAGCAAGCGGAAGATCAGGGCGGTCTGGCTGACCGTCGAACGAGTGGCGGAGTTGATGAACTGCTCCACTCGCACAGTATGGAGATACGTTAAGAGAACCCAGATGATGGTACACAAAGAGCAGATAAAGCAAGGCAGCAGTAAGATAATGAAGTCTTTCCTGCTGACCGACCCAGAGATCTATACTATGGAGATGGCAGACTGTGAGAGCAGGGGCCGGATACCTGACGAGTTTATTGAAACCGGTATCGAGGTCGATGGCAAGCTGCTTTACAGTGCCCTTATCTACAAATATAGAACCGCAAATGCGGAGGACGGTGATTACTATGCATCCTTATGATGTTACTCCAGAAGAATACGCCGCATTTTATGAAGAACACTTCTCTGATCGGGAGAAATTCCCTCGAATAAGTGAACTTATAGGGAGTCAGAAGCAAGCTCTGGTGACTCCTCCTATATATAAGGTAGAGGAGCAGGCGATCAAAACACCTGCCCCAATAGAGCCCAAGCCACTTGATGCTGATAATGATAGCCCAGAATACATCGACTTCAGTCCCCGGGAACGCATCCCACTACAACACGAAAAGGAAGCCAGGTTACTCGGTCACTTCTGTAACCTCGTGATTCGGAGACTGGCTTTATGCCACTCCAAAGTCGAAGAGTGGAAGCTGATAGTTGAGGAATACAACAACGGAACCATGGCACCAGAGCTATTCAAGCTCAGAGGTGAACGTAAAGAACGGGCTCTGCGGCTTTGGATCGACCAGTATATTAAATCCAATCAGGACATGTTCGCACTCTTACATAAGGGCAAGAATATCAACCATAAGCGTAAGGTGACCGAGATCGAGTCCAATGTTCTGCTTAGCATTCTGCTGCATCCCAACCAGATCACCATCGGTTCTGCCATCAACATGCTCAAGGCTCAAGCCAGGCTGGGTTACTTTGAGTCACCCACCAGCAAGCCCACCTTAAGAAGATGGTGCACCGAGTGGATGGAAAACCACCTGGCGACTTGGGAGCAGACTCGTAAGGGCAGTAAATACGTGGCGGAACACATAGTGAAGACCATCCACCGGGATGCCAGGCTTTTAAGAGTGGGTCAGGTCTGGGTAGCCGATGGTCATACCCTGGCTTTCGATATCCTCAATCCACATACTGGTAAAGCTCAACGCATGACCATGATCATGGTCTTCGACTGGGCTTCACGATACCCGGTGGGTGCCTCACTCGCCTTTACCGAAGATAGCCAGCATATCCAGACCGCCTTCCGTAATGCCTTCCTTAATACTTCGCACTGGTATCTGCAGACCGATGCCGAGGGGAATACGGTGCAAACCCGGCCACCCTTCGCCTTCGTGCCTGAAGCGGTCTATCTCGATAATGGCAAGGCTTTCAGAGCCAAGCTATTCCACGAGTCTTGGGAAGGGCATGATTTGGAACTTGAATTAGGTGGTGTGTTCCCCAAGTTGGGCATCGAGGCTCACTTCGCGGAGAGCTACAATGCCAAGGCCAAAGTGATCGAGCGGTTCTTCAGGACCTTCCAGGAGCAATTCGAACGCTTCATCAGCAGCTTCCGGGGAGCTAACGTAGCCAACAAGCCCTCGACCCTGATGCGTAATGAGAAGTGGGCAAAAGCCTTATATAAGCGTGAGGCTCCCACTATCCAGGATGCGATGCAGATGATCGGCTTCTATATCAGGCACATCTATGGCGAGACCGAGCATGGCGGACTGGAAGGCAAAACACCTTGGCAGGTATTCAGTTCCGCACTGGTGCCGGAAGAGCGGATGCTCAGGCCGGATAAGCTGAACTTCATGATGCTGGCTACCGAGCGCAAGTCAGTTAGAAACGATGGTATAGTATTTAACAAGCTGCTCTACTGGCACATCGCCTTGATGGACAATATCGGCAAGCCGGTGATCATCAGATACGACTATGCCGAAGCCAGGTGGATACTGGTCTATGACATGAAAGACAACTTCATCTGCCAGGCAGAGCTAAGACGCAGCCAGCATCCTTTCATCCATATCGATAAGAACAATCCGGTCTCGCATCAGTCTCTAAAGAAGGAATACACGCAGATCAAGAAGCTGCAACGCTTAACCGAACAGCATGCCAGAGACTTCGTACTGCATAATCAAGAAGCAGTGGATAATCTCCTCGAGCCTTATATGCGGGAAAGCTTGAGCGGACCCAATCCCACCTTCAAGCAAGGCAACCTGATCACAGCTCCCGAACCTGAGGCTCAAGACCGCATCGAGGCGATGGAGCAGGAACTGGTCAAAGACCTGCCAGAATTAGCATTCATAACCCCTGAAGAACAGAACTTCGGATCTAACCAACCAGATACCAAGATAACTGATACAGAGAATGAACAAGAAGCATCAACAACCGATCCTGACCCAGAAGAGCAGGACGAAGATGATGACGAGAGCTTCTACGGCATGCTGAAAAAAGTCGGCATTATCTAACAAGGAGGATAAATGAAACCTAACAAGCTCGTGCAAATCAAGAACGTAGTCAGGGCTGATGCCTGCATCCAGTTCCTGATGAACCGACCCAAGACCGAGATGGTAGGCTTGGGCCTGATCTATGGCAAGCCCGGCCTGGGCAAGACCACTTATGCCAGCCGTATCGCCTTCATGCGAGGTTACATCTACATGCGGCTGGAATCGACTACCACTCCCAAGTCCTTCGCGGTCGATCTCATGACCGCTCTCTACCGCCGCTTCGGACTGGGAGATTATATCCCCAGCGGCACCACCAACAACATATTCAAGTACTGCCTGAAGCTCCTGGATGACAATCCGGAGACAGTAATCGTGATCGATGAGATCGACTATGCCTTCAAGCATGACCGTCTCTTAGGTGCCATCCGGGACATCGTGGATGTCACCCTCACCATTGTGATCCTGGTCGGGATGCAGGATGCCCGGAACAAGTTAGCCGCGATCAATCGCCACTACTTCGACCGCTGCAACTACTTCTATGAGTTCAAGAAAGTGGGCAAAGACGATATCCGCAAGATCGCCAAGGAAGTGATGGAGATACCAGTGGATGAGTCAGTGGTAACCAAGATCGACTTCAACTGCGAAGGCAATCTTCGTAAAGCTGTGAAGATTATGTACATCATTGAGCGGGCTAAAGCTACCAATCCTCAACTCTCTATAGCCGATCTCGATCTGGGGAGAGACTTATGACTGCCAGAGAACTCGTATTGAACTTCGTTAACCAGTACAACAAGCCCTTCGATGCGGAGTTAATCGCCAATATGACTGGGCTGGACATTGAAGAAGTGGAGCCTGTTATGGTCGAAATGATCAAAGATAAGACCATCAAACTGATCAGTGACCGGGAGCCCATCTATGCCCGCAGCAATCGCTTCAGCACCAATCTGGATAAGCAGCTGCGGGCGCACTGGAACTTCGATCCCAAGGCAGCACTGGCACTTCTCAATCTGATCGAAAAACGCAGCTTCACTTCAATCAGAAGCATTGCCGAAGCCTTCGGGAGAAGTCGCCAGTGGGTCTTCGTCTATCTGGAAGCCCTGGCTTCGGCAGGTGTGATAGGCGTTAACCAATATGGCTATTGCGTGTTAACCAAGAAGGACGTCGGCAAGGTTGGCATCAAGATCAAGCGTGGCATCCTCAAAGAAATGATAAGTCACTGTGCAGAATTACGTAAGCAGCAGAGGCTGCAAGATAAGTTGGATGCATGGCATCTAAAAGTTGAAGGCCCGGAACCGCTGGAAAAGGAGATGGAAGCCTTTGATAGCCATAATCAGGCAACCATGCAAACTCTAAGTAAGTATCCACCGTTCATTCGGTTGTAATCCAAGACAAGGAGGTATTCTATGAAGCGTGAAGAGCGTGAACGACAACTCCGGCAGGATATTCACTCCCTGCGGGTCACTAAGTTCGGTTGGACAGTCGAGCAGTTTAAAGGATTGCTCGTGTACCTGGGCATGGGCGATTCGCTGCGGGCTCTGGATGAGCTTACCTTAACCGAGCTCAAGCTTATCCTCATGCAAGTCCGTAAAGCAGGCCGTCCTGACGAATACACCTACGACAAGCAGGGAATGTATATGCATGCCCTGATGAAGCGTGCCCGGTGGAGCATCTATGATCTGAGAACTTTTATGATAACTCACTACAAGAAAAGCCACTGGAATCTACTCAACAAGAAGGAGCGCAGAGCTGTGATCGCAATGCTGCAGAACTACATCAAACAGAATGAAAAGAAAGCCAAAGATAATAAGGAGACATCTAATGGACACACCCAAGACCCCCAAGGCTAAGAAGCCCCTACCCACTCGTATTGACGCTAACGGACAGAGCATCCCCACCTCGATCATCAGGCCGGAGATTCTTAAACAGGATGCCATCGTAACCAAGACCATCAACCGGGCTATCAAACTGCATGACCGTATGGTAGCTGACAAGAACCAGTTCTTTGAGGACGTGGAGCTGTATCTCCAGCAGGTAGCCGAAAAGAATGGACTGGACTGGAAAGGCAATGCCGTTCTCAACAGCTTTGACGGCAAGTACCGGGTTGAGATCAGGTTCAAGGAACGCATCCAGTTCGGCATCGAACTTCAACTCGCCAAGCAGAAGATCGATGAGTGTCTGAAGGCCTGGTCTGCAGACTCCAACGTCAACCTAAGAGCCATCATCAGTGAAGCCTTCCAGGTCGATAAGAAAGGCGAGATCGCCAAGTACCGCATCCTGCGCCTGCGCCGTTACAACATCAAGGATCAAACTTGGAAGGAAGCTATGGAACTGATCGACCAGGCCATCCAAGTGGTATCCACCAAGCAGTATATCAACTTCTACGAACGTGACGAGTCGGGACAGTTCCGCCAGATCGTCCTTAACTTCCCTGCCCTTTGAGAAAGAGTGGCAGCGTAATGCATCTCTATTTGATAAAAGCACAGGAGAATGAATAATGGCACCTATGAATACCAACACTGCAGAGGAATTGAACACGATGAGCATCTTTAATGATGAACGCACCTACCGCACCGATGAGATAGCCGATATGCTCAAGGTCGACCGCTCCAGCGTCTACCGCTGGATACGTGACATAGGTGATCCTCTGCCTGCTTTCAGAACTAAAGAAAACGGACAGCTGCGCTGCTCCGGTAAAGACCTCAACCTCTATCTGCTAAAGCACAAGGTACGCCCTGAGTATGAGTAATAGCCGTGAGTTCCGTATCAAGCGGGACAACTGCAAAGAAGCATATTTGAACGGCAAGACTGATCCCTATGAACTGGCGATGATCTTCGGAGTTTCCGATATCACCGTTCGCAAGTGGATCAAAGGCGGTAAGTGGGACGAGCTCTTCAAAGAAGAGAACCAACTCGACCACGAGATCGCCATAGCCCGCAAGAAGGCACTCATTCAAGCGCTCCGGGAATATGCCAAGAACCCTGCCGATACTGCCATCCAGAGCCTAGTTAGCATGATGAAGCAGGATCAAAAAGACCGGCAGCCCTCCAAAGAACTGAACGACTACATCGTCAAGTTCCTGGATCAGGTTACCGACTTCATGATCGAGAAAGGGCATGAGACCTTGCTTAAGCAGTTCCAAAGCATTCTGCACGATCTGGCAGAATACCTGAGAGTGAGAAATGGTTAACCTTCCTGCATCCTACATAAGGACTCCCCAGCCTAAGCCTACAGACCCGACCTACCCTCCAAACCAACAGCCCGACATGGTCAGTCCTCCGACCTCCGGGTCCCCGACGCCCGCCCCCCTGGGCGTCGGGGGGTTACCCGGTTATGCCTAAGAAGTTCATTCAGCGGCATAACAAGGCTCTGACGGAGATCGCATCCAAAACGATCTCCGTCTTGCCTTTTATAGACGATAATCCCGAAGCCAAGGCAGAGCGGATAAGACGCACCACTGCAGAAGGCTGGGATGCCTTCTCGTTCTTTTGCCATACCTATTTCCCGCATATCTTCCCACTACCTTTTTGCCCAGCACATGAGACCATGTTCGATGAGACTGATAAGGGCTCAGGCATCATCGCCATCACCGGTTTTCGTGGGCTGGGCAAAACGGTTCTCATGGGAGTGGTCTATCCTATCTGGATGATCATCAAAGGTGAGCGCTATGTGATCCATACAGCCGCAGACATAGATCTGGCTCAGGAGCGCACCGCTTTCACTCTGCATGAGCTACAGAACAATAAGCGGCTCACAACGGACTATCCTGAGCTGCAGCCTGTGGATAGCTTTGACTTGGACTTCTATCTCAAGAATAAAGCCAGGATCAGAGCCAGAAGTATCAAGCAGTCTCATAGGGGAACTATCAATCCCAAGACAGCCAAACGGCCCGGGCTGATCGTCTGTGACGATATCGACAAAGAAGAGAATATGGGTAACCAGTCCATCGGTAAGAGACGCATGGAGAAGATCACCCAGGAGCTTGCCGGAGCTCTCTCACCGGAGGGAAATGGCAAGATCGTCTGGCTCGGTAACCTGGTACATCCCAATTACTCCATCTGCCAGTTTCAGGAGCTCATATTAGGCGATTTACGGGCCGATAATCCAGATTTCGCCTCTGGATACCAGTCGGTTCTGAAAACGCACCAAAAAGCGATATTGCGATTCTCTCTCGAAGATATGTATGGCAAGTCCAACTGGGAGGAGCAATACCCTACTGCCACTCTTCCTAACCTGCGAGCCAAGTTCGGACATACCGGTTATCAGAGGGAGATGCTAGGTCAGCCGGTGATCGAAGGGAATATCTTCAAGAACCACTGGTTCACTAAGTATAGAACCTTACCTGAACCATCCCAGATGAAGCGAGTCTGGCTCTATGCCGATCCTGCCTGGGGAGAGAAGGGTTGTTACAAAGCTGTCATCTCCGTAGGCTATGATGGTAACAGGTTCTACGTTATCCATGTCTGGATACGTCAGACCGAGAACACCAAGTTCTTCAGATACTACTTTGATGCCTATCAGGAGTTGGATAGAGTTTACAGAGTGAAAGCCAGAGCCGCCTGTGAAACTACCTATGGTCAGGCACGTATCCTTGCTGACTTCGATCGGTGGGCTACAGATAACAATCTGCCACCGATAAGCCACCGCATCAAGCGGATCGATAACAAAGATAATAAGAACCTGCGCATAGAACGCACTGAGACCATCATCGAGACAGCCAAGGTACTCTTTCCGGAGGGACAGGATACTCCCACCCTAATATCCCAGTTCCTCACTTATCCTGATGGCTATATTGATGGCTGTGATGCCTTGGCTGGATGTCTGGAGCGTTTCTCGGAATATGATATTGGCAGGAACAGAGTGAAAGTCCGGAGGTTCAGCTTCTAATGAACTATTACGATAATCTGATGCTTGAGTACTACCGGGTCCTCAATAATGCCTGGAAAACCGAGATTAGAGATGCTACACGACTTGCCATCCAGATGCTGAGTGACATGCCCCGAGCCGAGAAGCTCAACCAAGGCTCAATAGATAAGCTTATGGGCATCATCAATACTCAACTGGGAGATGACTTCGCAGCACTGGTCAATGAGCCCACCAAAGCGATAATAGACCGCTGTGTGCGGCTCGGACTCAAGGACACCCAAGTGCAAGCCCCTACCAAGACCAGCATCGGGCTCTGGGGCATTGAAGATCAGCATCTCTCATCCACCATTCAGAAGCAGCAGTTGTTCTGGATCGGTAATCACTTTGAAGCGGATATCCGGCAGAACTTTGCAGATACCCTATCCAAAGCCATCGAGAAGGGCTATACCAAAGAGATGCTTGCCGATAACCTCAAAGACCAGTTCAGCGACCTCGCCAACCGATCGTCCCACTACTGGCAGGGACTGGCAGAGCACACTGCCCTCAGAATACGTGAGTTCGGAAGGCTGCAAGGCTACAAGAAAGCCAAAGCCAAATACTACAAGCTCGTGGTGATCATGGATGACCGCACCAGTGACATCTGCAGGGCATTGGCAGCCCAGGATAAGATCTATCCTCTAAACAATGCAATCGAGGTGATGGATAACCTTATGGCTCTAGACACCAAGTCCAACAGCCTGGATGATGCCAG